TTTTTAAATAGTTGTCTTCAAAAAGATCTTTTGGATTAATAAGTCCAACTTCTTCTAGCTCTTTTCCATATTGTTCAAAGAATCCACGCGCAGCTTGAACAGACGCAGCCTCTTGTGGCGTCATCTTATCATATGGCACTTCATCAACCATTAAACGACCAATATGATTGTACCACTCATCAGGTGCAAAGCTATCCTTACCTAACTTACGACGAATACGCTCTACATATTCTCCAACAGGAACATTAAAGAACTCAGCAGTAGGATTACGCGGACTTACCTCACGATAGTTTTGATTAATAACATCAAGCGCTTTAAACCAATCACCTTGTCGTCTTGCAGATTCAGTAAATGCAGAACTGCCTACACTTTTGCCAAGTTGATTCATAGCAAAAGGCATTCCATTATCGCCACCAAGCTGAAGCATATCCATCTTAGCCCAGTCTGGTAATAACTTATCTTGTATTGTTGCACGAAGAGGCGTTGGTATTGCTCTCATAAACCAAGAATTAGTAAACCATTCACCAGTAAAAGATAAATCTTCGCCTCTTTTTGCTGGCTCATCAGAGACACTATTAAGATATTCTTTGTATCTACGACCAAAAGTTGCTTGCCTAGCTTGCGCAGAAATAGGTCTATTAAGCGCTGCGCCTATACCGTATCCAAGCAAGCCACCAACAGCCGTCGTGCCCATTGTATAAAGTGCTGCGTCTCCTATTTCATCTATTGGATCTTTACCACCGCTAATCTCAGTAAGCGCTTCAGTAAGCGTAATGCTGCCATCTACAACTGCTGCATCCAGAGCGCCGATTTTAGCAAGGTTTTGAGCGGTAAGATTTTCACCTCGCATTAATTGTTTTGCGCGCGCAATTTGCCTAACGCTGCCTTGAAAACCTAAAGCATTAAGGCCCTTGCCAAGATGCAAAGAAGCAGCAACACCGCCGTAAGGAATAGCAATAGACGCATGAAAACTAGGATCAGTAAGAAATAAGTTAAGACCAGTAGAGCGATTTAATATGCTTTGATTATCATTACGATTCTTAATAAACTCTAATGCAGATAAAAAGTTATCTTGAGAACCAATCCCAAACAAACGAAGATAACGGGCATCTTCTTCATTAAACCCCTGTTTTTCTATTACTGTTTCAACACGATCAATTGACTCTGGATCGTAAGTAGAAATCCTAGAATAGAAATTTAATTGGTTTTTTATTGGATTGAAAATCCTTCCATACTGAGCATTACCTGTCTGCCCTACTGTTGGCACTGTAGACTGCATTGGCTGTCTGCCAATATTAAAAGGTCTTGCTTCTGGAACAGTTATTTTCATTTATTTAAACCAGTTATTATTGGCTTCTTTCTCAAGCTTCCATCATTATTATGTGTGTTTGTATAAAGTTTGTCCCAAGCATATAACGCTGGAAATGCAGCAAGTTGCTGTTCTACAGTCATGGTCTTTATTTCAGTATCAGTGTACTGTGGATAAAGTTCAGTGCGTAATGGGCGCGGTGTAACAGCATGAGCAGCTGCATATTCTTGCTTTAAAGAGCCATCAAGATTATAATAATCTCCATATTTAGAACCCCATGCTTCCATATCAAAAAATGCAGAAGCCAACTGACTTCTATTCATTGTCATAATTTCTGTATCAGTATATTTGGGATCTCGATTTGGCCTTGGCGGTACATTAGTAGGCAAGTTTTGTATCTCTTCTATTTCCTGCAAAGACAAATTTAAATCTTTAGCATTCTTAGATCCTGTATAAACTTCGCGTCGACTTCTAAAAATATTTAATGCTGTTGTATTATCACCAAAAATTTCTTTGTACGTTGCCATGTTAGAAGGATTGTTAATAAATGTTTCTTCATCCATGTGAGGAAGGCTTGCTAAGTAATTTATTTCTGCAATAGCCCTTTCAGCTTTTGGAGCGTCTGCATTGTTAGCTACAGTTAGATTATTAAAAGACTGAAGGGTTAGATCTTGTTTTCTTGTTGATTCAGTTTTTTCTAAAGTCCAAGTTTGGTCGTTAATTATAATAGGTTGAAAACTATCAAACTGATCTAGGTATCCAACCTCATATATAGGAACACCTGACTCAATAGAAGACACAACAGGATTGTATTTTAAATCTATATTTAAAGCAGCTAAGCCTTGTCTTATTCTATTTCTATCAGACAGTTCTTCATTAGCACCTACTCCAGTAGTAAACATTTCAACAATAGCTTTTGACGTAAGCATTAGATTGCCACCAAGAATGCTACCTAAAGTAGAAGCCATTGCATCAAGTGCATTATCTCCTTTTAAAAGATCATTAAACTGACCTGAATCAGCAAGAAGATTTGTTAGCTGGTTTCTGTTTGCTATAATCTCATCATTTGAAAAATAATTATTCCGAGGAAATGCAGAGCTATCACCAATATAAGGCCCAACAACACTAGGATCTTTTTTCATTTTTGAAGTGTAACTATTTATTACAGAAGATATTAAATCTTCAGTAATTACATTACCTCTTACTTTCTGCATCCGAAGCGTTGCTAATATTTCTTTTTTATAATTACTACTCATTGGGTAAGTGTCTAATACTCTATTAATATTTCCACCTTTAGGCAAATCAAGATCTGCTTTAATGTCATTATCAACATTTCCATCGTAGTTTCTAAACTCAAGGGCAATAGACAATGGCTCTACACCTTGCTCCCTAGCAACAAAGTTCATTGCAGAGTATAAAGCATATGTTTCTGGGCTAAGATTTTTACGCATTATATCTAAGTCAGTGCGTCGACCATCTTCGGTAGTAGCTTCAAGATTAGAAAATTTATCAAACACTTGAATTGCATTATTTAAAACATCTTCATTAGTTGAAGTAAGAGCGGATTCCATAGCTACTTTAGCAGATGGAAGTACAACACCTTGATTAAGAGCATCTACAATTTGAGGAAACTCAAGCATATTACCAGCAGTTACAACCTCATCTTTAAATAAATAAGAATCATACTCTGCTAAATCATTAGGGCTAGCAGTAGAAAGATTGCTTTGAATAGCATCTATCTTCATGCCAGTAATATATCTATTATTTTGTTCTGTAACTGCTTGTAGCTTTCTATCTAAATAAGCAGAAGTGCTTGAGGCATCAAACTTGTAAGCCTCCCTAAGCAAATCATAAGCTTCTTTAGCATTGCCTTTTAAATCTGTTTTTTCTTGAGTTACAGCATTTTTTAAGTTTTGAATATCTGTCTTGCTTAACTTTATTCTGTCTACTCTTATTCTAGATTCTTCAGCAAAGTTTTGTCTAGCAAGTCCTATTAAAGTTTGCTGCTTCACTTCATCTAAAGTAGAACCCTCTATGTCTGACAAGGCAGACTGAAAGCTTGCATTTAAATCAGTTGATTTTTTTAAATTAGTTAAACTTTGACGTAATCTGTTTTCTTCTTGTAAGTCAGCTTTACCCTCCATCCGAGATAAAGCCGCTCGTCTTTCGCTAATCTCAGTTGCAAGATTAGATCTCTGTTCTTGAGTCATCCCTTGTATTTGTCTTGCTACAGACTCACCTTGATTACCGCCAATCAAATCAGCTATTGCTTCATAATCTGGTGAGGATTCATCTAAAAGAGCCTCAGAAATAATGTCTATATCAGATGCTTTTTTGCCAGCCGCGTCTAGGTTTTTTTCTACCCATTTTGCTAGCAACTCTGACACTACTTCTTTTTGAACAGACTCGTCTTCTATTTTTAAACCTATGCCAACTATATCTATTACCGATGTCGAGGCGCTTATAGTTGAACTTACTTCAGATAGAATACTATTAGTCTCATTCTCTACATATTCATCAGCAATAGAAGCAAAAGAATCCAAGCCAGCAAGCAAAGTGGGTATGCTTGTTGTTGTCTTGGCTTCTAAAGCTAAAGTTTCTAAATTATTACTACCTATCTTATTAGCCAAGCTACTCATAATATTTGGTTTAGTAAGGCCAAGCTTAAACAAAGATTGATCTGAAGGTGACAGCGTAGAGTATATATCTATAAGATTATTGTTAGCATATAACCCTTCAAGCCCATCAATGCGATCATTGGCTGATCTCCATTGTTTAAATGTCATGCTGTCTGTGTCTTTTAAATCTAAATACCTAGCGCGAAGAGAGTTTGCTAAGCTTGTTATGTCTTCATTAGATGCACCAGCCCCGATAAGATTAACCAGCTTTTTTTCATCAATATAACCAGCCATTAACTGCTGATTTATTAATGCTTTTTTTGCTGCTTCAGCCTGTTTTTTTGCTAAAGACGCATATGTACTAGCTACATATTCTTTCCCAGCTTCTTCAATGTATCTACTATAAGGGGTTGCTTCACCTTCTGAGTTATACATTTCTTGTATGTAATTACTTATACGAGATTTATATTGATCTGCACTTGAGGAGCTAGACGCAAACTCTGAACCTTTAGCAGCAAACTCACTAAGAATAGATTCTTCAAATCTGCGATCAATCATGTTTTGATATGATCTAGCAGCAATAGTTCCAAATGAAGCAGGCGGCGTGTAAGCCACAGGCATATTAGTAGTAGGATCAATAGCAATTATTTTATCAGATGGCTGAGATTGAGCAGCTTTTTTACCAGCAGCTTCTGCATTTTGAGCAGCTTCTCTATATGCAAGTTGAGAAATCCTTGAAGCTGCGTTGCTAATAGCTTCACCTACCTGCGCGCCGCCAGCATCTGAGCGCACAACACCAACAGGCTGATTAAATACTTGTGTCTTTTGTCTAATAACAGCCATTATTTCACCGTTTCATATTGATAAATGCCTTGAGAAGCAGTGCCAACAGCGCTAAACAAAGACGCAGTTAAAGCATTGTCTCCACGCCTTCTTTCAGCCATAGCTGCTGACTTAGACTTCATATTTTGAAACTGAATTTGTTGATCTATGCGACTAGTGTCTTGAGAAATAATTTCTTTTTGTCTATCTAAGAATGCTTGAACACTTCTATCAGAGCCAATATCACGACCAGCAGCAGCAAATGCAGCTATATTGGCTGATGTTGCTAAGTCATACTCTTCCTTTCTTGCCCTAGACATTTGCATAGCTTGCGTTTTGTTTAAGGCTTGATCTGTTTTAATTTGAAAAGCATTTAGCCTAGAGGCTTCTTGTTGAGCCTTTCCAGCAGATATTTGACCAAATATCTGTAAACCAGTTGAGGTTGCTAAAAGTGCTAATGTAACTGGATCTGCCATTAAACTATTAACTCCGCTACTATTCCATTAATCTGTAAGCCTAATGGCTTGTCTTGCTCAATAGTTATCTGTGGATTTCTATTGTATCCCAAGGTCTTTACTTCTTTTTTGCCAGTAAAACTTGAAGCAATAACATCATTTGAGTTTACTTTCATTGAGTCTGTAGACTTAACGTCAACAACAATGTTGGTAATTCCCCTTGAGGTTCCAGTTGAAGGCCCATTGCCCATGTTTGCATCTATTGGATTGCTTACTAACTTAGCGGTAAACTTCTTGCCAAACTCAGCGCTCTCATAGGTATTAACAAAATCACTCACTGCAATTGTATTACCCATAGAGTTGCCATGAACTGTACAGTAATATTTTAAAGAAGCAGGCGCATCGCTAGCTACTACTATAGTAACCTTAGCTCCAGCCTGTCCAGCCGTTCCCGTTGTAGTTACACCAGTTGTATAAGATGCATCTGCACTTGTTCTAAATGCAAAAGGATGCCCAGAGTTCGATGAATCTGAAAGATCAAACACATAAGTATTTCCGCGAGAAAAACTAAGAGTGGGAGCAGAGCCAGATATGCCAGCTATTGCGTATTTATTACCGCCATCATTTACTACAGTAACTGTATAATTTACCGTTGAGGGAGTAGCATATGCAGACAAATCAATGTCATCATTACTATCTACAGTAAACTGATTTAAGTAAGTATATCCACTAGAAGAAGCATACCCATATACATCAACTAGATCTCCGCTGCTATATAAATCACTTGCATCTACTTTATTAGCAACAACAGATTTACTCTGCCATAAGTCTAAGCCTCTATCTGTATCAAACTCACAAAGATGTAGCTTACCATTGCTGTCATATACATTTGCAAACAATCTACTATGTATTGCTATAACAGATCCAAAGTTACCAGACGTGCTAACCCTAGTCCAAGCTGCTCTCTTCTCAGCCCTATTAGAAGTAAACAGAATTAAATCACCATTAGTTAGTGAGAAAGCGGCATATGAATCTGCAAGATTAAATCCACTATGAGCTACAGATAAATACTTTGGAGAATCAATTAAATGAGAAGCTAGAGTAGAAATAGCAGATGCTGTATATGCATCTTCAGAATCACTGTATAAATATTCTCTAATAATTCTACCATTCTTTTGAACAAATATAGTTGCACCATCTATAGATGTTGGCGCTACAAACTCTGTACCATATGGTGTTTGCATTCTTATCTGAGCGTTAGTCGGAGTGATTGCTTGGTTCAAGTAAGTGGGAACATATAGTTCGCCAGTAGAAGTAAACACTTGAAGATCACGATTAGAAATCATGTATCTTATTTCGTGAGAATCACCAGTTGCAGCAACCAAGTTAATTGAATCATCGTCAGCAGCTTCACCTACATCAAAGTTAAAGAAGCTACCAATCTTACTCATCCATATTGTATCAGGTTCAGATAACGTGCCGCCAAAACACAACCTGTTTTCATGGAATACAACAGCAGCAGGATATCCCCTTACAGCAGAGAATGATTGCTCATCCCATGTTGTTGTTGGAGCATGGCAAGATATAGACACATGCCCACCACCATCCTCACTACTAGATGCAGAACCACCAGCCTGATAGGTGTAAGTATTATCATCTATTATTTCTCTAACCTGATCTGTAACATTTAAATTACCACTATTAATACCGCCCGTTGCAGAAGCATCTTGTACTGTAATTGCATCACCTACATTAAGGCCATGATTAATCTGAGTAACCTCAACTGTGCTTGAGCCATCTCTTGTTCTAAGAGGATTTAAAACAGACAAGCGCGCAGAAAGTGTGTCAACAACAGTGCCAGCTATTGTTGCTGCATCTGTTACTGCTGTAATTTCTATTTCCTGCTGATGATATCTAATTATTGTACCAACATGGCCTGATGAGAAATAAGCTGGACTGCCTTTAACTCCAGTATCTATTCTATAACCTCCCGTAGCAGAGGTTGTAGTAATACTGGTAACTGTTTTAAAATACTTTGTTGAAGTTACTGCTGAGTTGCTAGTTGTATTAATGGTTTCACTAATGGATGTTCCGCTTATGTTGGTGCCATTGATTGTATGTGTCCTTGAAGCAATTGTAGAAGGCGTAATTACTATTTGCCTTGCTTCTGGAAGTATTCCAGTTTTTCCAAACTCTCCAACTGCTGAACCGCTAGGCGTCCAAGGCGTATATCCAATTCCTGTGTCAAGTACTGCTGCGGTGACATTATAATAAACAAAGGCTGTAATTGATCCGCTTATTGCGCTTGGGTCAAACAAAAGGCTAGAGCTTTGGAATCTTGAGTATGGTTGATAAGTAACCTTATTATCTGCACGCGCATCAAATGAATAAGTATCTACCTCAAAAGAAGTAAGGCTTGTTCTAATAAGCATTCTAGGCGCAAACAAAGGATGCGATATAAACATTACATCGCCATATTGAGCGGCTGTATATTCTTGCAAATATTGCTGATCAAATGGAAGTGCTGCTGAATCAACATCAGTAGTAAGCGTCTGAACTAAAGTTACATTGCCGTTTGTTTCAAGTTGAAAACACCTTACCTTTTGATGCTCAATAGATATTACATACTCTTCATTGTCATCAAATATAAATTTGTATAAATGGGACTGTTCTGGATAAGTTGAGCTAAAAGTAATTCCATAATCATATATATGCTTTAAGCCTGTTCTTTTCTTTACAGACCCTTCGCTCATAACAATTAAGTTTTCTAATCGTTGGGCCGACTGCCCATAAACAGGTGAATCCGTTCTCATTATTAATGAGTCACTGATTTCTCCATACTGAAAGCTGTTAATTGGAACTCTTACTTTCTGCATTAACTGCGCCTTTCAGCAATAAACCTCGATGTTGTTAGCTTGCGTGTTGTTTGTTGCTGAGAATCAATGTTCCTAGCCTTCATAAACAATGCCGCAGCTTTCTGCTCCATTAACTGGGCAAGCTGTGCATCTCTAGCTAAAGAGATTGCAAAGGAACCAGCAAGAGTAAACTCAATTGCTGTAGTAAAGTAAGAAGGCCAGCTAGACTCAGGCGCTCTCTCAACATAATCTAAGACAACGGTATCGTTTGTATCCGCGTCACAGAATATTTTATTGCCGTAGATATCGTACTTAATTAGTGCATCGTTAATAGTTGCGCTTATTACTGTAACGCAAGACGCTGGAATATGATAAGACGCTGAGAACCTACCCTTTGGGGCAGTTGCTAAACGTGTAAGATTTATTTGAGTTGTAGCAAAGCGCCAACGAAAAGAAGCAAATGAAGTCTGTATTATATCTTCATATAAAGCATTAGCTACTTTTGCTTCAGATGTACTAGCTGCAAAGTCGGTAATCCCGTCAGCACCAATAAGATATAATGCGTTACTTGCAACTTCTAATGATGAATCAGCTACTCTTGGCATGTTGGTTTGGGGGCCGAAGCCCCCACTCCTTTATTAATCGCCATCAGTTTCAGCAATGGCAGTGCCATCTGAAACATCGACTACAGTGCCAGTGTTCGATAGAACATTAACAAAGTTTGTTGTTGGTGTGTTTGTATCACAAACAATGATTACATCACGAACAGAAAGCATGTTTGCTGCATCGTTAAAATAACCGCTTGTGTTTACAGTTCCAATAGCATCGGCAGAGCTATAAAGCCAAAGATCACCATTAGATGCACCACCAAGACGAGTAAGGTTTGCTGAATTATAAGCCATGATTAATCCTCTTAGTTATTATCAAGGACTTCATAGATACCATCGCTATCAATAACGACAGCACCCATAGACATCATTGATGTGGCAAGGTGTGAGACTTTTTCCGCAATATAGTTTACCTCAGTTTGAACATCAGCATTTACGCCAAGCCCTACTGAAGATGTATGGTACGAAAAGTTTTTACCACCAGCTACAGCAGACGTTGAAAAGATCTTGAATCCCAAGAACTCTTTCATTGTCATACCGCCAGCAAACGGCAAGTTCTGAGGGCCAACGTAATCAGAAGAAGCAAACTCATTAATGTTAAACAAGTCAGCAAAACCAGAAGGAGACATAGCTAAATAGCGTTGTCCATCTTCTGGAACGTCAGCATTCCCAAGAGTTTCAAACAATGACAGCAAGTCAGCTTTGCTTACTGCGCTGCCAGTTGCACCAATCTGAGTGCTGTTAGCACCAGCATCCATTGCTGTGACTAAGATTTCATCAGTCTTACGACCGAGTGCAGCAGCAGCAGATTGAGCTACAGCTTGACGCTCGTTGATGTTAATCTTTAACTCATCAAGCTTGTCCATATACTCTGAAGCATAGAAGTCAGCCATTGTTACTTCAACATTGGTATGCGCTAACTCCATTGGAGTTACATTACCGTTGCGAGATTTAGTACTTGCAGTGCCTTTTCCAATTACTTGAAAACGAGCAGTTGAACCTGTGACATTTGTCGTACGCACAGTGTTCCGTAACTTGGAACCCATACGCTGATACGCCATATGTACTTCAGTTTCAAACTGCTTGATAAAGGCTTGATCAATAGTATTAGCCATTTTTACAGTCCTATTAGAAGTTTCAGTTAATCACAGGTATCCGCTTTTCTATCTCAGCGAGGGTATCCTTACGGGCCTCTCAATGTATTACGGGCTGTCGTGGTTCATCATAAACACAATTTTGATCTAAATTGCAACGAACAAATTCAACATACTTATTTCCGTTTTGCATAGACACACCAACAGGATCAAAGCCTAACCACGTTGCCCAGCTTACCATGCCTTCATAGTCAGCAAGAATTGTCATAGACATATGCGATTGGCTTTGATCAAAAAACTCTACTAGCATTTTTGATCCACGCGCTAGCATAGTAAAGTTTTGCCTTATTTTACTGGAAAACATAGCAAACATTTGGGGCCAATCTTGATCTTCGCAGAACCAAAGACCGCCAACAAACAAAAGCTCACCCCCATCTTTACGACAGACGTAAGCCTCAGATGTTTTGCTCATTACTTCTAGTGCAGTCCTTACATCGCAGTATCCAAGTAATTTTATTTCTCTGCGGTTTTCTTTTGAAAGAACTCTCTCAAGCTCATCAATGTGAAAAGATTTAAGGGGAGTCAAATAATAACTCCCCCTTTTTATAATCTTAACCTCTGTAGAGTAATTTAAATCCATCATCTACCTGCTTTATAAAGTTTGGATCTCTATTTCTAGGCTCCCAATATCTTGGGTCTTTCATCATTTCCTGCAAACTTGCCTCTGTTACAGATGGAGATGGGCTAGTATTACCAGCAAAATTACCATCCTTCATTTTTTCCATAATGGTTTCTAAGGCTATAATGCCTTCGTGAGATTCGCACATACGTTCAATAGCTGGCAGTGCATCTTCTGGAAAAAACTTATTAGCAAACATAGACGCAGCTTCAATTCTTGTGCTGGCATTATCACCAAGCTTTGCTGACTCAGCTTCTATATCTGGCTGGCTTCCATTAATTGCCTGAGCATACATCTCTATGCCTTTTTGAAACTCTTCCTGACCGTAGCCGTTTTCAAAAGAATGCTCAGACCACCACTGCAAAAGATCATTGTCAACAGCAAGATCATCGTCAACAATATCTGGAAGCTGATAATCACCAGCAGTTTCTGGCCTATCAGCAAAAGCTTCTGTTTTTATTTCTTCAAGCAAAGCCTCTCGTATTTCTTCATCCTTGCCGCCAAGCTTGGATTCAAGTTCTTTATACGCCTTTGCTAGATCTTCACCTGTTTTATATTTTTCAGGCAACCACTCTGGACGTTCAGGCGCAGCCGCCTGATCTACATCCTCTTGGGTTACAAAGTCACGGCCATCCGCTTCTGCCGCTTCAATTGCTGCTTCATCATTCATTTGTCTTTACTCCTATGTGCATGTGATATGCGCTGCTCAAGAAGGCCAACAATATATCGCTGCCCCTCTATATGCCTTAGCTCTTCTGTAGATACGTTAGGTCCATTAACCATCTCAATAGTTACAGACCTGAGATATTGAAGCACAGCCTTTCCAGTAGGACTGTTAAATATCTGAGCTATGTTCTTACTTATTTCAACGTCTCTATCTATGTGACGCTGTATTCCGTCTATGCCAATATTAGCCTTCGTCGCCAACTTGCATTCCTTGTTGCTGTTGAGCCATTTGCTGTTGAGCCATTTGCTGCGCAACCGCAGCTATTTGTCTACGCTGTTCTTCATCACGAATCAAGCTCTCTGGAACACCAAACTTTTTAGATAAGAATATAGCTGTCTTTTCTGAGTCAATTAACATCTGCATCATCTCAGGGCCAAAGGCTCCACCAACAAGCTCTAAGAAACGCGCAACACTTGAGATATCTTCATTTGCTTGCGCTTGAGCAAGCGGAGATACAGAACGCACTTTAACTTCTCTGCCATTTACTGTAGGTACTTCTATGCGGCCCTGCTTCTTTAGGATGTAAATTACACGCTGAAGTACGGGCTGCACGAGTTCTGCTTGCAATCTCCCAAATGAAGAACCCATTCTCCTAGATAAGTCAGCCATTCTTTCGGCTACCTCAGTTGCAGTTGCAGGAGTTTTGTTGGGATCAGCAAGCATATCCATGAACAAAGCCTTGCGAATATTAAGCCGCATATCATTAAGAACAAGCTGCGCTACATCAAAGCGACCCGCTGCTTGTATAGGCTGAAGTCCAGCAGACCCCATAGCCTTTGGTATAATAGTCCCTGGGACTAAATTAATCGTATCAACATTAACTACACCATCATCTTCCATCTGATATATACCAGAGATAGACATCTGAGCATTCTCAAGAATAAGCTCAATAGTTAAGTTCGTAGTTTTAATAGCAGATAGCGCATTAAGAATAGGTCCACGACCATATACCTCACCAGAACACTTAGACCATCTAAAGCAAATAAAAGGATTAGATCCCACACCCTTCATTTGTTTTTCGTATAGCGTTGTTTTGGTACTCATGCAGAATGCATAGTGATAGTAAGCTTCTTCGTTTCGCTTACTGTAGTCGCGGCATACAAGTTCAAGAACAGTAGTTTCTCTGTCCTTGCCCATTTGCTGCTCGACCTTTGGATCAAACTTACCGTCAGGAAAAAGAATCCGTAGTTCATCAAAAGGAATCTTCTTACGCTCTCTAAACACATGGTCAATCTTATCGTCTGGCCCAGTATCAAGTACGACATGTGGAAGGGGTATTGCGGTAAAGTTTACTGGATTAATTGAATCCCCTTCTTCGACGCACAAGACACCAGTACCAACAGCCAAGTCCATAAAGGATTCATGAACCTCTTGACTAAAATTGGAGTTCTGCAATACCTCGAATACATATTCAGTAACTTCATCTAACTCATTATCAATTGCTTCACGTTGATCTTTTGGCACTTCACTGCCAGACATAAGATCAGCCCACCTAGCAAAGTTAGGTACAATCCCAGACTGCAATCTGCTAGCAAACTCTTGAACACCAACTACCGCTGTTTCATCAAAGATCTTTTCATCTCTGCGCTGTCCAGCTTCTTCATAATAAAACGACTCACGTTGAGGCAGAGCGTATTCATAACACTCCTCAAAGAGAGGAACCCAGTTTTCCCGAAAGGCTTTTGCCTTCTGGTACTTCTTTAGTTTTTGCTCTGCCAATGTATTCATGAGTTAAACCGTCCTAAGAATCCAGCGCCACCAGAGCGAAACAAAGATCTACGACCACGACCACCGCGCATACCGCGCTGTTGCGTTCTTGCAGATAAAGCCTCGCTAATATCTTCACGCTTGCTTTCTGCGCGCTTTTCTACCTCTTCGCGTTTAGCAATATCTGCTTCAACCCTTTGATCTGCTGCTGCTTGTTTTTCTGCGCCAGAAGGGCCACCACCACCAAAACACATAGCTATCTCCTACATTCTAGACCAAACGCTAGCGGATCTTCGCATACGTGGGCCTTTGTTAAACACATCAAAGTTTCTTTTAGCTACTACAGGCTTAGACGGTTTCTGATTATTCATCAAGGCTCGTCCTTCGCCAGCACCTAACAGGAGGTATTGAAGTGCATCATGAATATGCGAATACATGTTTTTATCTGGTTTGTCAGCATATCTTTCACCAGACACCTCCATGCGCTTATACTGATAGCCACCTTCAAAGCCCTTAATAAGCTGTGGGCAGCGCCTATCAATTAAAAATGCTGGCTTACCTTCGGTCATCTTGTTCAGCTGGGAGGAGACTGATTCAAGACGTAGGTCAACAGAGTTGGAGGGCGCTGGAAACGCCTTCAAGCCAGCACCGCGCAGAATATGAAAAGGAGTCGATTCATCAGTCTGCGCTCTAAAGTCTCCCGCTGGATCGCCATAGATATACACATCAGAACACTCTGAAAACCTTGTGGCTATTTCCTGCCTTAATACTTCAGCAAATCTTACAATGCCCATATCGAATGCAACGACTTCAGCTTGGATTAGCCATCTTCCCCTTACCTTTTGCCCTAGCACGGCGGCGGGGGTTAGGCCAAAGTCTAAGCCTACATAAAGGGGCAACGAAGCGGCAATGGCGATTTCTTCTTTTGCAACATG